ATCTCTGTTCGCTCAGGTTGAGCTTCTCCGCCGAGATGAAATTGAGGTCCGGCTCATCGTAGTCCATAGCCTTCTCCAGATAGCGAAGAATACGGTAGATGATTTTGAAGTTATCCATCACTCCACTTCCTTACCTTTGTCCCCCTGATTTAGTTCCTCAATACTCCCGCTAACAATTTCAAACGATTCTGGGTCGTAAAGATAGCCAGGTATTTCATCGTCCGGGTCAGCGCCTTCTTCGTCAATAACCCTATACAGCCCTTCCTCAATGCCCACAACCTCGTATTCCTTACCATTGATAAGGCACACCGGGTCCGTCTCTCCTATGTATCTGACAGTCATTTTCCCCTACCTCCTTTGACATACTTGACTTTGATGCTGACCTGTCCAACGTCAGGATGCTCAAACCAATGAAGCTCGGCTTCCTTCTCATGTCCACCAGGAAGAACAACCTTTGCTGAGCCTTTGCTCTTGACCCACTCACCTGCAGCCGTTCCGGGATGTTGCGCTACAAGATTCTCCTCAACATCAATCGAGCGCTTTTGCCCTTTGCCAGCGAAGTCTGTCACTTCAGTTATAGTAGTTCCAGATTTTAGCGTGGCAGCGCCTTTTCCCAACTTTACCTTGACATCTTCGGTAGCCTCTATACTGCTACCGTTACGCTCAAACTTGGCCCTAGCAAAAGCAGTCTTTGGCTTAGTCGGAGCGCCTTTTCCTTTGCCAGATGGAGTCTCTGCTGTTTCTGATGCCCCGCCGCCGGATGAGCCGCCGGTAGCAGGTGCGTCACCTCCGCTTCCGCTGGAGCCTGAGCCAGATGATGAGAACTGCCCGTTCTCATCTCTCGGGTGCTTGGGCTCTTCAAAGTCCTCCCTATCTTTCACTCTACCCTGATTGCCCTCCGCTGTCAAGTCAGGATTTTCGCCCGGGAACAGGGCGTCCACCAGGGACAGCAAGGACAGGCGGAACGGTGGGAATATCAACTCAGCTCTGGTACTCAGGAGATTATCCAGGGATAAAAAGTCAGGGTCGCACATCTCCTCGCCGTCCGTCATAATCGGCCCTTCATAGTCCGTGCAGAGGTACACCTGGGACACGCCGTACTGCTCAGGCATATCCGTCAGCATGGCAATCGGAAACATCTCCTTCGGAGTGATGCCGAACTCTTCCTGAGCCTCGCGGATGGCCGCCTGCTCCGGGGTCTCCCCGGCTTCAATGTGACCGCCGGGGCCTCCAATGGTTCCTTCTACCGTCCGGGTTCCGCATAAGACTTTCCCATTCTCAACCACCAGCACACCCACGCTGGTCGGCGTGTCGGCGTCGGTCTGGGGTACTGAGGATGTGGGCGGGGCCGCCGCTTGCCCGATGCTCTGCTCGCCGCCGCCAGGTGTCTTCACCTGCTCGGCGCTCTTCTCGGCAGCTTCCAGCTCGTTCATGGCATCAGGGTCAGAGCCGAACAGATCTTCCAGCAAGTCGTCTTCCTCGGACAAAACATCCTCGACGTTGTACTCTTCATCTGCTTTCAGGGCTTCCCTGACCTCGGAGGGGTCAAGAGCCTGCATCTCCACATAAATCTGCGTGGCCTGGGCCTTTGTCAGCGCAGTCTGGGCCTTTGTCTGGTCCACATCAGCCTGCTCAGTCTCGCTCAAGCTCCACAGCGGGTTGAAGGTCAGCTTATACTTCGGTTCTTCCTCGATTTCCCCGGAAGCTACACCAGCCCGGAACACCACATCTAGCAGGTTCCGCAGATTTCCCTTCAGCATGAGCTTCTGGAGACCCTCCACGGAGCTGTACCAGTTTTCCAGGTCGCTTTCTCCGGTAGCGTTCATCCCTGCCGGGGATCGGCCGAACAGCTTGGTCTGCGGGATGTTCGTCAGCGCCGAGAGCATATTGCAGGTGGCGTCTATTACATCCTTGACCCCACTGAACTGGAAGGTCTTGAAGTCATAATTCTCGCCCTCGCTGTCGATGGCGATACTGTTCATCAGCCCACGGGCCATATCAATGATCTCCAGGCGGCGCAGGACCTGGTTCTCGCCGTCATTCGTGGCAAGGAGCTGTGACAGGTTCTTCATGGAGTAGATAGCCTGGACGCTCCGCTCCAACAGCTTCGTGCTGTCAGTGTGGGCCGTGATGGTCTCCCTCAAGGCCCGACGGATGCGGACATACTCAGGCATACCCCAGAACAGGTAGGTTGAATTGGTGCTCTGCTCAGGCAGGACGCCGTTGCGGAACACCAGGCAGCGGCTCTCATGGACCTTGAATGAGCCGTAGATGCTGGACACATAGTAGAACTCAGGTTGGCCGAACTTCGACACCCGGTTCCCCGGGCCCTTTCCGCCATAGTCCTGCATATAGAGGCTGGCGTAATCCGGCTGGACTATTGCTCGCTCGTACACCCTCAGCTCATCTATGCTGTGGATGCGCTGCCAGTCCACCGGGTCTTCCAGCCCTCTACCGTCGTCAATCAGCATGACGATAATGGCACCGCCGTAGAGCCGCGCCCACTTGATGGCGGTAGCGGCTTTGGCTTCCCAGTCCAGGTCATCCAGGGCCTCCTCCACGAACGCCTCTATGTCGTCGCTCTTTAGGTTCAGGTCGAAGCCGTGCTTCAGGGCTTCTTCAGCAGGCGTGTCAATGATTTTTGCAAACAGGCCGTTGCCCTCATACAAGCTGGTGAGCTGTTTATCGGGTATCATCGGCTCTTGCTCGTACTGGTAAGCCTCCGAGTTGTCCCGCTTGGTCCCATACTTGTTCATCAGGTTGACATAGCCGTCCTCGCGCATGGGTCGGACGGCTGTGCCAGACTTTCTTTGGAGGATTTGACGTCCCCGTTCATTCAGCCTGCGCCGTTCCAATTCGCTCTGAGGTGTACGCATATTCTCCACTCCTTCCATTAAGAAATCAGGGACGTAATATCGAACGTGCTGTCGTTGTAGTAGGCGTTTGCCTGGGAGTAGCAGTCCACTTGGTCATCATGGGCGCCGCTGGGGAAGGACGCCATTTCCTCCACCCAATCGCCCACCCACGGGGCTATGCTGGATGCCGGGATGTAGATGTTTCCGGCCTCGGCCACGGCCGTTGTCGCGTGGGCGCGGACCACCTTGCCGCCGAAGGGTTCCACCGGGATGATGCCCGGTATCTCCTTCCGCAGCACCTCGATGACTGCGGTGCCGTTGGCCTTGTCCTCAACCAGCTTTCGGGTGGTCTGGGGCCACTTGGCGGACAGGTCCCGCATGGCGTTCAGCGTCTCCGTGAAGCTCATGCGGCCTCGCACCTGGTCGAGAAGGTAGCGGTCGGCTCCCTTCCTTGCCCAGACCTGGCCCACTACGAAGTCTGAGGTTTCCTTGTCCTTGAACGTGCAGTCCCACGACTGGATAAAGTCTCCCAGGCCGGAAGGCAGGACGGTCCACCGTTTCCACCACTCCCGCTTGAACATACCGCCGGAGCTGGGCGTGGGCGTCTGCATATACAGCGAGGACCAGGCGTAGGTGCCGACGGTCTCCTTCTGCTGGGCGGCCCACTTCTCATCGTAGCCACCGGCAGGCCACAGGGCCTCACCCAGCTTGCGTCTCAGGGGGTCCCCTTCCGGGTTCTCGCAGATGGCCGGAAGGGAGATGATTTTCCAGTCCTCTACCTTTCCGTACTCCGGGTTCAGGAGCCGGGCGGCGAGGTCATCTTCATGCCAGCGAGTCAGGATGATGATGACTGCCCCTCCCGCATGAAGACGGGTGCTCACGGTTGACTGGTACTCTGACCACAGGTTCTCGCGGTAGGTCAGCGACTCAGCCTCCTGGCGGTTCTTGATGGGATCGTCTACTATCAGCAGGTCGGCGCCGTAGCCGGTGATGGAGCCGCCGATTCCGACTGAAATCATACCCCCGGTGTCATTGTCCAGGTTCCAGTTTGTCTTGGTTGCCTGAGCCGATGATGTGGTATGACCGAATAGAAGGGGACCGTATTCCTCAACCTTTTCGCGGTTGCGCTTGCCGAACTGCTGGGCCAGCTCACCGCTGTAACTAATTTCGATGACGCGCTTGTTCGGGTTCTTCCCCAGGTAGAAGGACGGGAAGGTCTCAGTGACCGTCATCGACTTACCGTGTCGGGGCGGCATGAATATCATCAGCCGCTTTGTCTTCCCGGACATGATGTTCTCCAGCTCCCGACACACGAGGTCGAGGTGTCTGGCTCGTTTCCACCTGCCCGCATGAACAAGCTGGACATAATCTACATAGTGTCTCTTCGCCAGCTCATACCGTGCTTCGGCTGCGATGGCGTTCCACTGGGCTGGCGATATTGAGCGGCTATTCCTCGCCACCCTGCTCCTCACCCATGCGGACAAGGGCTCGGAGCTCTTCATCGGTCAAGTTCTCCATTGGCGAGGTCCTGACAGCTCCGCCAAGGGTGACTTCCTGGCGCTGAGAGAACTCCCCCTTGCTCCGATTATTGAGCCAGTACATACACGCCATTGTGTCCGGCGCGATATGCTTTGTAATCACGCGGGTCTTCTCTACCCGCTGCTTGCCTGTAACCGGGTCAGTGGTGATGATTTGCTCAACGTCCTTAGCGTCATATCCAACAGCACGTTGATAAAGGCTGTGCTTTACCTGAGCATCCGCAGCGTCCTTTCCCGGACCCAGGGCCTCAGCAAAGGACTCATGCTCCTTCTTCCACCTATGGAGGGTGCGGACGGAAATGCCAAAGGATGCGGCGATATCTGCATCCGTGGCCCCTTTCAGGGCCAGCGACCATGCCCATCGGTCATGGTACTTTGCGTTATAGGAACTGACAGCAGGCATATCAAACGCTTCCCAGGTAGTCGGCGCAGAGGTACTCCAGCCCCTCCCACAAATTCTTGTTCGTGATATCGCCGTGGCCCACCATGCGGTCCAGGGCTTTTTTGATGATCTTCGCGCTGCCGACAGGTATCTTGCTGCGGCCAACTACCGTAGACAGCGGGACCCACATCGTATTGTCGTTCTTCGGGTCGGTCTCGGCCCAGCCCTCAGCCAGTTCTCCGAGGTGCTCTTCAAATACCTTGAAGATGAGCTGCATGGCTGCCGACACGTTCTTCACATTGTAGGCCGCCGACACCGTTTCCTGAGCGTCCAGCCACTTCTCGTACTCGCTGTCAGTAGCCAGCCACACATCGCTGCTCTTTACAGCCTCCCTTGCCTTATCAATGATGCGCTGGGCCTCCTTCAGCTCGTCAGGAAGATAGACGATGCTGAGGACCTGGAACTCCAGGTTTGCCTCGCTCATGGCCTGCGACTGAGCCTTGTCGAGAAGACCCAGGGTTTTGTCATCCAAGCCGCTGTACTCCTTCAGGTCAATATCCAGAATCTTGTCGTACAGCTTCTTCAGGATGTCCGGGTCGTCCTGACCCACGATGGCGTTGTGGGAGAGCTGGATAGCGATGCGCTGCTCCTCGCTCAGCTCATCATCGGTAACGATGCAGGGGATTTTCTCCAGACCGGCGGAGATGGCCGCCTGGGTGCGGTGGTTGCCGGACAGCACCTCATACTTCCCATCCTCGGGGTCCAGGGCAGCGAAGGGTGCCGAGGTGAGCTGGCCGTCCTGCTTGATGTTCGCCACAAGCCGCTGGTACTCCTCATGCCGCATGAACCGGGCGTTCATCTTCAGCAACTTCAGCTCGCGGGGGTCTATCTCAATAATTCTGGTATTAATCATGGTTGCTCCTCCTTCTACCTTTTCTGTCCGTGTTTCTTCTTCCACATCTCCAGGCCCTCATTCAACGTCCACTGGCCCATCGGCGCACCGTAGTTGATTTCATACGGCTGCATATAGTAGGCGTTGGCCGGATCTATGTCCTTCGCCCAGTCAGCCTTTTGAAGCGAGTCATTGTGCTTGCGGTTCAGCACCTTGAACAGCCCCCGGTACTTCATGGACTCAGGGTTCTTGGAGAAGGCGGTCGTGACCAGGGACGCGGCGCGGCGCTTCGTGATTCGCTCCGCGATGCGCTTGCTCTCCTTCGACAGAGCCGCGTACAGCACCAGCTTTGCCAGGTGCTTGTAGTCGGTCGGCTCTACCGGGAAGTCGGACAGCAGGTAGACCGTGGGTGTCTCGATGTGCTTATCCCACTGAGCCATAGACGGGGACGCGGAGAAGGCATACACGCCGATGAGGTAGCCGTCCACCACCACGCCGAGCGCTAGGGTAGCGGAGCCGGGCCGGATGTTGATGTTCATGTACTGACTCCGCAGCGTTTGGAAAGCGTCGTTCGACAGCTCGAAGAGCCGGATGTCGTCGCCTACCTCCATCCCCTGACCGAACTTCTTGATGTTGGCCTGGGTCGTACTTTGGAGCGGCGTGACAATCTGGGGCTTGCCTGAGCTTGCGTATAGGTAGATGGGGATGCCCCGGTTTGTGGTCTTCGTCATTCCCTTCAGATGCTCGGCAAATTCATCGCCGGGCAGCCTCATGTCTGTTCCGAAGCACCACTCTTTCTTGGTCATAATCAGCCGGAAGTATTCCTTCAGCAGCTCCTCATCGAAGTATCCATACTCAGGGGGTGTGAACTTGAACAGGTGTTCCAGTTTGGCAAAGTCCTTGACAAACGCCTTCCCTGCTTTCTTGAAGGGCGGAAAGGATATAAAGCCAGCGTCAGCCGGAGCCTGCTTCACGAAGTCCATCGCGTCGCCGTTGTAGTAGCTGGATATTGTCAGCTCATTCTTGCTGACCTTCTCCACAGTTTTCTCGTGCATGGTCGGGAACTGCCGGACGCTCTCCTCCAGCATCATCTTGTAGTAGGGGTTGTCGCCCTTGTCGGTGTAGGCTACAATGCGGGAACAAAGCAGCATAGTGGCCAGCCGGTCGATGTCGGTTTCCATGTACTCAGGCAGCCACGGGAATTGCTCCAACCCCTCCTCGGACAGCTCCAGGGGGACGTGTTCCCGCATGAAGTGAGCGCCAAGGCATTGAGAATACATCGTGACATCGTTGCTGTGGAGGCGGAACTTTCCCATAGGCCCTATGAACTTCTCCAGCGTGAAGTTGCCGGAGCATCCGACGTAGATGTCGGTGACGTCCCACGCCTTCACTATCTTGTTCATAATGGCCTGGGCTTCCGCCGGTACTGAGCCGTAGAACATAAGCTACCTCCTCAAAGTCATAACAAAAGAGCGGCTGCTCATCGCAACCGCTCCTCTGCCGGTTTGTATGGAGCGAAGTGCAGGGTTCGGACCTGCGTTTCCGGGCGGGTAGCTCGGTGTCCTCCGTTGGACCAACTTCGCATGAGGGCCGTGTGGCGGCCCTGTGTCCGCTTAGAACAGTGAGATCTGTTCCAGTTGGAAAGTTGTAGGGGGTGTCTCTAAACTTTGCTTAGGGGGTGCCTGACGCTTTGTGGACGGGTCTGGGGTCGGGTCGTAGAGCTCCTCTATGACTTCCCCGGTCTTGCTCATCCACCACTCAGCGAACGCTCGCCGGTGGCACCAATCTTCAGGCCCCTTGCGGATGTCTTCGTAGCAAAGCAGGACAACATCTTTCCCGCGCTGCTCGAAGCGCTGGAGCTGAGCCTTGATGCGCTGGATGCCTTTCTGGTTCAGCCTTGCGAAGTACGGGCCTTTGAACTCGTCGTAGGTTTCGTACTTGTTCAGGAGGCCAAACGGCATCAGGTCGGACATCTCAGCATCAATGCTGTATCCGAGGGGCCACTTCGGGGTTCCCAGGGAAATGCGGACTGTCGTGTACTTTCCGCTCTTCAGCTCCGGGTTGCTATATCTGCTGGTATAAACCATCTTCCTCGCTCCTTCTTCCGTACAGCCCCACCAGGACTTCCGTGCCCTCGGCAATCTTCTCTGAGAGATTGTATCCGAGCTGCCGGTAGAAATCTCCGTGGACCATACATTCGTAGGCCAGCTTCATCGCGTCAGACTCCTGCTTCGTGATGCCGAGCCGGAAGTCTTTTGCAATTCGCAACGCCCCTTTGAAGTCGCCAGCGTCGGTAAGGCGCCGGACGATATCAGTTTTCTTTTCCACTTAACTCACCGTCCTGGTAAAGTAATTTTCTATTATCATTCTACCATTTTAACGGCTTGTGTCAAGTCAAAAATGCTGAATTTTCAAGGGTTTTTGGAGCAAGGTCAGCGGAGCTTGCCCTTCCTTTTTCGGGGTGACAAATCCGCTGATTGCTCCTACAACATACCATAGTGGTAAATGATATGTCAACGACATCTTTTTGACATGAGCTACTCAAAGTATCCGAACAGCAGGGCGCTCAGCTCACTCAGCGCGGACTGGTTGTCCCGGTAGATGGTCCTGATATCAACGCACTCTTTCTCTGCAAGCTCCTCCGGGGTCATCTTGTCCTCGTCTATGTAGAGGGCCTTGACGACGCGCAGTCGCCGGGCGTCCTCCGGCTTTTTGGAGCGCTTGCAGCAGAACTCATAGAACTCCAGCATCCGCTGGATGTGCTGGACCATGATGCGGGTCCTCGCTGCGCTCTCCCTCACGCTCTCTACCGAGAGCCCCTTGCCCCCGCTGTCCATCAGCTCCATAAGGTCACTGAACTGCTCATCCTCATCTACCTGCGCGGCCTCATAGACTGCGCTTTGGCTGTGGATGACGAAGCCCCGGTATTTCTCCATGAGCATCTTCGTGTTATGGAGCCGCCGGTCCCTCCGGGCCTCCCTCTGTTTCTCCTCCTCCTTGCGGTAGGTCTCGACGGTCAGCTCTACGATTTCCCGTTTAAGCTCCGGGGCGAGCTGGGTCTTCTTCTCCCCCATGCTGTTCTCCTCCTTCCTGGGCTCCGCCCCCCTCCCCCTCACGGGGGACTGTCTCAAGGTGATAATCGGCGGCCTCTTTCAGCAGGGCCATCATCTCATCCAGGCGGACGGAAACCATGAATGGTCTTTTGCTCCTGACCGAGATGGAGACTGTCCCGTTCTCGAAGCTCGCCATCATCTTGCAGTTGGTAAGCGCTTGGCTCCCGATGCCGGTGACTTCTTTATTCTTGACGGTGAAATTCGTGATCGTGCATTTCGCCATCAACTCTACCCCGTCCGGGGTTCCCTGCCCCGCCGTGACCCGGCGGATGGTGCCTTCAGGTAGCTGGCTCATCTTTTTCACCCCACAATCTCTGCTCCAACCGGAGTATCTTCTGCTGACGGAACTCCTGAACCTCGCCGCCGATGTCCAGCATCAGCTTCAACTGGTCCAGCATGATTTCTACATCGGCCACTTCCTCGGCGATGCTGAGGGTAGTGTCCTTGCCGCGCCAGAGCTTGCAAATTTCCTTCTGGAGCTCCGACATCTCCTCCAACACCATCTTCTGCTGGGCCTCCGGCCCGTAGATGCGGATGGCGGCCGTAAGGACTTCTTTTTCTCTTTCGTCCATATCAATCTCCTCCTTTGACCCAGGGGAACTCCCTGCGCATATTCTCCTCGCCCACAATGGGGATGAGGCTGTCCTTCATAAACACAGGCACTCCGGCTTCATCCGCGTCCGAGAGTATGTCCCGCACCCACTCCGGCCGGGTGGGGTGGGCCTTTGCTCTCGGCCCGGACATAGCCCCTATGATAATCCAGTCCACTTTCTTTATCGCGTCGGTCCCTGTTCTGCCCAGCGGGGCCATCAGCGGCTCAATGCTCAAAAATGTGTTATGGTACTTGCTCCACATAAAAGGCGCTTCCGGCCCGGTGACTGTACTCCCATACCAGAAATTATCTCGCTCCGGGAGGTCTCCGTATTCTCCAAACTTCATGTATCTGGTCGGGTTCTTCGTAAGGAACAGATATCTATGCTGCGGGGCCATCTCGCAAGCCTCGAATACCGCCTCTATCCATTCGTCCGGCACCCAATTCCCAAACAAGTCCGCCATGCTGCAAACGAAGATGGTCTGAGGTTTTGACTTCTTTTGAGGATGATCTAATCTGTATCTGTGGAATGTCGGGTCGAAGAAGAACGGGAACGGGGCGACCACCTGGTGAACCCCCATATCTCTGTTTTTTCCTTTCGTATGGCGGTAAAGCGGCTCATTCAATTCATGGATTCCACCATCGCCTCCCACTGTTCTGCACGTCTTTTCATCCCACCAACCGCCGAAACTCATGGTCATGCTATCGGCATAGCAGTATTCGCACCCGTGGAGACATCCAGTGACTGGGTTCCAGGTGCTGTCGCACCACTCAATCTTTGTCTTGTTCATGTGTATCCTCCTTCTCTGGCGCGGTTGCCCTCTGGTTCCACCGCTTGGTAACGAGTGCAACCGCATTTTCCCTTCCGTCATAACTGCAATCCTCGGCCTTGAGTGTCCCATTATTGCCGTAGAGAGCAGGAACGGTTCTTGCATGGCAATCTTCACACTCTGCCACGACGGACCACATAAAGTAATACCCGGATCCATACCTTATGACGGCTTTCCCTCCACAGAACGGGCATGGTTTTAAATTTGGCATTTCTCGCCGCTTCCTTCCAGCAGCTCCGGGTTTTCGTGGATACTGCTTATGACTTCAAATTCATCATCTTGTCCGACGACCCAATCTAAATCAAAGCCCCCATCTGCACCGTAATATTCACTTTCAACGGTTTTCCAGAGCATAAACCTAGAGTCACTGTAAACGACTACGCCCCTATACTGCGTATCGCAGTCATTAAAGTCAAACACTGAGAAATCGCAGATATCCCCCTCGAAAATCTTCACGCCGTTCTTGTCGGCCAGGCCAGTGTCTCTGCCCACGGTTTCAGGGACAACCTGGAAATGTTCAAACATAGGATATC